CGGCAAGATTGTCGCGTGTAAGTGGACGAAGCTCGCGTGTGAACGATACCGGCGGATGAAGCTCAGTATCGATGCGAAGTATTCGTGGTCGGCTGAACACGTCGACGATGTCTGCCGCTTCATCGAACGCCTGCCACATGTGGAAGGTCGATGGTTGACGCCGACGATTCATCTCGAGCCCTGGCAGGTCTTCATCCTCGCGGCGGTCTATGGCTTTAGGCGGTCGGATGGCGGCCGACTTGTGCAGTCGGTGTTCTTTCAAGTCGCGCGGAAGTCAGCGAAGTCGACGCTCGTGGCGGGTTGTGCCTTGTATCACTTGCTTGTCGAGCGCGAACCAGGTGGGCAAGTCGTGTGCGGGGCCACGACGGGCAGCCAGGCGCGGATTGTCTTCAGCATCATGCAGCGCATGGTGCGGCGTGCGCTCTGGCTGCGTGAAGCCGGCTTTGTCACCTACGCGAACAGCATCACGCTCGATGTCACCGGCGGGTACGCGAAGCCCATCAACGCGAAGAGTTCGACGCAGGACGGGTTGAATCCGTCGTTCATCAGCCTCGACGAGTCGCACGCGCAAGGCTTCGAACTACATGACGTTCTGAAAAGTGCGCAGGGGAGTCGCGTCTCGCCGATGCTGATGGCGCCCACGACGGCCGGCTACAACCTGACCTCGCTTGGCTATGCGCTCCGGGCGACGTCGCAGAAGGTGCTCGAGGGGCTCATCGAGGCCGACCATCTGTTCTGCGTGCTGTACGAACTCGAGGACGACGACAGCTGGAAAGATGAAGCCGTCTGGATAAAAGCGGCGCCGATGATAGGCGTGACGCCGACGTTGTCATACGTCCGGCAGTATCGCGACGATGCGGTCGCGACGCCGGGCCTGCAGGGCGAGTTCGAAGTCAAGATTGGCAATCGCTGGCTGCACGCGGCGAATACCTGGCTGTCGCTGACGAGCTGGCAGGCCTGCACCGACCTGACGCTCACGCTCGACGCCTTCGAACATGAGCCCTGCTGGATTGGTGTCGATCTCGCCGAACGGGATGACATCGCCGCGGTCGCGCTCGTCTTCAAACGCGATGACAACGTCGTCGTCTTTGTCCGCGGCTATCTGCCCGAGCTCGCGGTGCAGGAACGTGCGAGAGCGACGCCGGAATACCGGCGCTGGATGGAACGCGGCGAGCTCATCGTCACACCGGGCAATCTGACCGACTATCCGACCATTGAAACCGACCTCAAGGCCGACTGCGCACGGTTCGACGTGAAGGAGCTCGTCTTCGAGCGGTTCGGGGCGATGCATCTTGCCGCGAATCTGGCCGCGGCCGGCTTACCGGCGCGCGTCGAGAGCAAGAACGCGAAGGTGTTCACGCCGCCGGCCCGCGACCTCGAGGCCCGCATCAAGGCGCGACAGTTGCGGCATACCGGCTCAAGTTTTCTCACCTGGCAAGTCAGCAACGTCTGCGTCGAGCGGCGCCGGGATGGCAGCTTGTTGCCGACGAAGGACGGGCCGATGAGCCCGAACAAAATCGACGCGGTCGATGCGATTCTGCTCGCGCTCTCGGCCATGGTCGCGACGCCGACCCTGCCGGACTATGCACCGAACATGTTCTTCTTGGAGGCGTAATGGCTGAACGTCTAACAGAACGGGCCGCCGTCGCGGTGTTTCATTTGGCAGTGATGCAACTGCTCGAATGTGCTGGCTTCGGTGAGAGCGACGCGCTGACCGATGTGGCGGTGAACTTCGATGGACGGTCGATGCGCATCGATATCGCGCGGCTGACTGAGGATGGCCTACGTATCGCTGAATGGTTGCGCGGCTACACCGTCGACCCACGCGACTTAGCGACGTTCGCGACGCCGCGCGGATTGCCAGGCACGACCGGCGCGACGCAGCACTAGCGTGTACCTGCGTAGGTACACACTGTTGTACCTGAGCAGGTACAAACACATCAAGGCCGATGGTTCACCGAGCCAGCCGATAGGTCTCTGACGGTTCACCGAGCCAGGAGATCGAATAGCAAGTTCGACGAGGTGATGAGATGGAGATTGAAAAGTTCGTCAAGCAGACCGAGCTCGTGCCGCTGGCCGAGCTCACGACCTTGGCCGCCAACCGCGGCTGTTTCGGCGACGATGTACACGCCGCCTTCACCACACAACTGCAGCTGCGGCAGACGGCCGCGCAGGCCGTACTCGACACGGCGAGCCAGGCGAATCGCGACACCCTGCTCGCCTCTGAGCAGCGGAGTTACGACGGCACCATGCGCGAGCGCGACGCGATTCTCGGCTTGCTGCGGAATGTCGAACAGCGGACCGAAACCCGGAGTTTCGTGCCGGAGAGTCAGCGGTCGCAGCCGGCGAAGAAGACCGGCGGATTGTTCGGCCTCGAGCTCCGTGCGCTCGCGGAGGGCAGCGGCGCCGGCGCCGTCATTGCGCCGGATGACTGGAGCAGCACCTTCATCGACCGCCTGGCGGCCGAATCCGTGATGCTGCAGACCGGCGTGCGTCGCATTACCACCATCCGCGATGTGCTGCACATGCCGCGCATCGACAGCGACCCGTCCGCGGCCTGGACGGCGGAAGCCGGCACGATTACGCCGAGTGACCCCGGCTATACGGATATCACCGCGACGCCGCGGAAGCTCGCCTCGCTGCAGGTCATCAGCAACGAGCTGATTGCCGACAGCAATCCCGACGTCGTCAGCCTGCTCGAGATGCAGGTCGCGCGGAGTCTCGCGTTGAAGTTCGACCTGGGCGCCTTCGAAGGCAGCGGCACGCCGCCGGAGATTCGCGGGCTCAAGAACGTCGTCGGCATCACGTCGGATACCTCACTCGCCGCGGCGCCGGCGAACTTGGATGTCTTCGCGAAGGCGATTACCACGCTCGCGGCGAACAACGCGAAGGCCTCGGCCATCGTGATGCATCCGAGGACGTTCGGCACCTTGTCGACCATCAAGCAAGGCACGGCGAACAACAACATGCCGCTCTTGCTGACGACGCCCGGCGGCGCCGTCGCCCGCAGCATCTACGGCGTGCCGGTGTATCTCTCGTCGCAGTTGGCTATCAACGAAGGCGTCGGCACGAACGAATCGAGCGCGTATGTGTTCGATGCGTCGCAGGTCATCGTGGTGTTCCGGCAGGATACGTCCATCGTGTTGGACCGCTCGCGGCTCTTCAACACCGACCAGAGCGAGCTGCGGGCGATTCTGCGGGCAGACCTGATTGTGCCGAATCCGTTGGCGGTCGTGCGTATCTCGAAGTTCATCGTCTAAAGGCGGGCAAGGCATGCAGGTGTACTAGGGCCGCCTAGTACACCTGCGTGCCTGACTGAGACTCTCTTATGAACAATCTGATTCGTCGTTGGTGGGAACAGCGGTCGCTGGCAGCACCGTCGCGCGAGATGCTGACGCTCTTCTCGAGCGGACCGACCGACAGCGGGATGACGGTCTCGCCGGAGACCGCCTTGAGCGTGCCGGCGGTCTTCGCCTGCGTCCAGGTGCTGAGCCAGGATATCGCGCGGACGCCGATACGCTTTCGGGAGAAGACCGGCGACGACACCTACATCGACGCCGTCGACCATCCGCTCTATGAAATCCTGAGCTCGCTGCCGAATCCCGAGCAGACGAGTTATCAGGTGCAGTTCGCGCTGATGTGGCAGTTGCTGCTCTATGGTCGCGCCTATGCGGAGATTGTCCGCGTCGATGGGCGTATCGTGGCACTCTGGCCGCTCTATTCCGACGCGATGCGCGTCGACCGCGAGGCGAGCGGGCGCAAGCGATGGACGTATGCGAACGGCGGGCAGACGTATACCTGGCTGTTCGATGCCTCGGCACCGCCGATTCTCGAGCTGACCATGGAGAGCCCGATTCTCCGCTGTCGCGACATCATCGGCGCCGCGCTGGCGCTCCAGCAATACACCAGCGCATTCTTCAAAAATTCCGCGCGGCCGGGCGGCGTGCTCCAGGCCGCCGGGAAGATTGACACACTGACCGGCGAGCGGCTGCGGGAGAGCTGGGCGCAGAATTACGGCGGGTCCGCGAACCGCGGCAAGATTCCGGTTCTCGACCAGGGCCTGACGTTCACGGCTATTCAGATGGAGAACGACAGCGCGCAACTCAATGAAACGCTTCGCTCCATCAACGAGCAGATTGCCGGCGCCTTCCGCGTGCCGGTCTCGAAGATTGGCGACCTCTCGAAAAGCAACTACAGCAACATGGAAATTTCTGAGCAGGTGTATGTCAACTCCACGCTCGACCCGTATTACCGCTCGTTTGAATTGGCGATGAAGCGCGACCTGTTAACCAGCCGGCAATACGGCCAGTTCGACGTGCAATTCCATCGGGCAGCCCTCACACGCAACGATACGAAGGCGCTGCATGATTCGCTCTGCCAGGGCATTCAGAACGGTCTGTATTCGCAGAACGATGCGCGGAAGGCGCTCGGCTTGAATCCGATTCCCGACGGCGACCGCTACATGGTCAATTCCGCGCTGCAGCCGGTCGGCGCACCGAAGGAGGTGCCGAATGTCGCCTGACCTAGACCTCGAACGCCGGTCTGTCCTGGAGCTGCGTGCGGCCGGGCCGAAGATTGTCGGTCACTGTGTGCTCTTCGAGACGCGCTCGCGTGACCTTGGCGGTTTTGTCGAAGTCGTCAAACCGCAGGCGGTCGACCGGGCGCTCGGTGGGGCAGTCGATGTCGTCGCGCTCTACAACCACAATGTCGGCGCCGTGCTCGGCCGCACGCCGAAGACGTTGACGCTGACGAAGGACACGCGCGGGCTCGCATTCGAGCTCGACCCGGCGCCGACGGAGGCCGGCCGCGATGCTCTGGCGCTCGTCACGCGCGGTGACGTGCGGGGCGCGAGCTTCGGCTTTCGGACGTTGAAAGATAGCTGGCGGCAGGATGCCGGCGTGACGATTCGCGAGCTGCTCGACATCGAGATTGCCGAGATTTCGCTCACGGCCTTTCCGGCGTATCAGGAGACCGATGTATCGGTCGCGCAGCGGTCGCTGCGGAAGAATACACCCCACCTGTATTCTACGCAGCGTATCGACTGGCTACGCCTGCAAGGGAGACTGCGATGAGCGACGATATCGACTCTGCGGTGTGGTGATATCTTTCTCGGTCATGTGGCAGACCTGCTGGTTGATGGCGACTATGTTCGCCATCGCACCATCCTTCGAATTTGCACCCCTAATGCACCCCCAAAGGCTCGCTCGCGATAGCTGCCGTTTTGGTGTGTGTCTATAAAGTATTTATAATCAGTCGTTTAA